TCATGGGGACACCTCCTCGGTGAGTGGTGGGATGGGCACGGGGTTGCCGGCGATGGCGTTGGTGAGCCGGCCAAGGGAGTTGACGAACAGCCCGACGCTCTCGAAGTCGCTCTCGGGTCGGGTGACCACTGCCTGGACGGGTTCGCGTCGGACCCGGATCACGGTCCAGAGCAGGCCGTCGCGGGCGACGAGTTGCACGAGGCGCGCTTCCACGCGGCGCGGGTGCAGGCGTAGCGAGCCTGGTTGGAGCGCGCGCAGGGAGTCGGTGTCCATGTCGTCGGGGGTTGTCCATACCTCAGTGCGCAGGGCCAGGCCGTAGAAGTTCTGGCCGGCGTTGATCCCGTGGTAGGTGTCGGAGGTAGTGGGGAGTCCGAGGGTCGTGAGGATCCCGCGGCCGAGCTCGGCCTTGTCGGCGAGGAGGGCCAGGGCCTCGCCGACCTCCCCTCCGGTGTACCGGCGGGCTTGGGTGAGTTCGTGGTTGAGCCGGTGCGCGCGGCGGGCGGTGACGTAGTGCTTGGTGGGGTGCGCGGCGACGTGGAATATCGTCGGATGAGATTCCGGTTTCGCGCCCCATCCGGCGCGGTGGGCTCGTTGTTCGATGCGTAGCAGGGTCATGCGGGTTCGAGCGGCAATTTGTTCGTGCAAGCAGATTTTGTTAGTTGCGTCTACTATTTCGTCTGGAAATTTCACAGGTGTAACCGTCCTCTCCCCGTGATGGTGCGTCGGGCGTGTTCATCGGGGGTGTGACCTGTTCCCGTGTGCTGGTTCGTCGCCCGCCGCCGCGGTTCGGTGGGGTCGCGGTCCGGGGTCGTACGACCTCGTGAGGGTCCCGGCGCCCCGAGGCGGATCGCGTCGTGGAGCCTCGGGGATGGCGACGAGACGCGGGCGCTCGCGCTAGCCCAGGTTCTGGCTGAAGCTCGGCAGGAGCTGCGGCTCGGAGTGACCATTGGTGGTGTTGGTGTCGGTGTCGTTGCTGGTGGTGGCGGTGCTGGTGGTAGCGCTGGCGTGGTAGGCGTCGAGCACGTGGCCAGGGATGCGCCCTTTGGGGTTGATCTTCACGCCGCGGCGGGCGGCCCATGCGCGGATCGCTTGGTTCTGCTCCCGGTCGGTCACGGCCGGGCTCCGCTGGCCGGTCGGGGTGTTGAGTACGCGACGGGCGGCAGCGCGCCGGCGCCCTGTCTGAGGTCGGGCGGCTTGGATGTACTTCCTCATGATCGCGTCGAGTTCGGCGCGGTTGCTTTCGCTGAGGTCGATCTCGTAGTGGCGATGGTCAAGGCTGAACCGAGTGGTGCTCGTCGCTTCCACTTCTCGGCCGTGCTGCCGCTCGCGGTCGTCAATGAGGGTAATTGTCACGCGCTTAGCCATTTTTGCCGCTTTCTTTATCGTGTGGGGCGTGACCGCTCGACGGGAGTCGGGCGGGAATCCAAAATGGGGTTTCGTTCCCGGACTTGAATAAGCACTGTCTGCGTGTTCACGGAGAGGACCATGCCGTCCTCGATGGGGTCCCCGGCGGGACGCCAGGCGACGAAGCGCTCACGCCGGTCGGCGGCGCCGAACTCGCCGATGCTGTATTTCACGGCGTGGGTTCGTCCATCCGAATATCGGACGGTGCCGTGTGAGTTCTGCACCTGCGTGGGCGTCTCTGATGGGCGTTGCCGCTGGTCATTGGCGGTGTCCGGCCTAGTGGGGATGCGACGGTTGAACAGCGATGTACGTCGGGGTGCGCGGTGACGGGCCATGGTTACCCGCATACCTCCTGAGCCGTTTCGGTCGCGTCAGAGAGTCCTCTGGCGCATCGCCCCGGCCGACGTTTGCGGTCGGGTCATCACACCCTGCGCGCGATGAGATGCACCGCATCGTTCTCGGCTATCTCACACGGTGTCCAAGCAACACGCATAGTCCCACGGTGCAATTTAACCAAATGGGTGACCCCGCCATTTGCTGAAACGCCAACGGATAGAGGATACCGATTGGGAATAGAAGTAGTTCGTTGTCGAATCATGTGCCGCTTGTTTTTACTGTTCCAACTGTTGCCGCAACGCGCCGACTGTGGCGTATGTGATCAGCGCGGGGTATCGCCGGGCGTTCGCTGGTTGGCCCGAGAGGCTAACGCAGGGTTGGATCCTCTGGCGGGTTGCCCAGATCAACCCAGCAGGTGAACACACGAAAGACCGCCCCCCGACCGTGCCTCGATGTGGAGGCAGGCGGTCGGGGGGCGGTATGAGGTGGGGGGTTGGCGCTGGTCGTGAAGGTCCAGGTCGGCAGGCAAGTTGAGGTAGTTGATGTGCGCGGTACGGGCTTGGTTGGCGGCGTTGGCGGGCCGGTGGGCCACGGGGTGGTTCTGGCGGTCCACTGGACGGTCGCCGGCTGTGGCTGCGGGCCGATTGCGGCCCTGGGGACGGTCCCGGTGTGCGCCAGCGGGGTGTGCTAGCTGAAGAAGGCGGCCCAGGGGTTGGTCGTGCCCGTGCCGGAGGGCCAGGGCTCGGCGGTGTAGTAGCTCGATGCTGGGCTGGGGGTGAAGGTGGGTGCGGTGTAGGTGCTGGGGTTGAGGTTGCCGTAGTTGGCCAGCCAGCCACCGCCGACCTGGTCCTTGGTGCCGGAGAAGTCGCTGTAGACATGCATGCCGTCGGGTGCGTCGCTTTGGGAGCCGACGCCGGAGAGGTTCAGGCTGGTGGCGCTGCCGGCCTTGAGGTAGACGTTGCGCCCGTAGACCACGCCGCCGATCGCGGCGGTGTCGTAGCACTTGAACCCGTAGCCGGGAGCGCTGTAGATGGTGCAGCCCTCGAAGTAGACGTAGTCGCCGCGCGTGTAGCAGCCGGTGTCGCCGAACTGGTTGCCGTAGGCGGGGGCATTGCCGAGCCGGTGGTCGACCTCGCAGCCGACCAGGTGGACGTAGCGGGAGCCTTCCTTGATGTCCCAGCCGTCGCCGTAGGTGCGCCACGCCTTGCAGTTGGTGAACTTGATGTACTGGGTGGCGTCGGGGCTGGCGGGGTCGGGCCAGTTCGAGCTGGCGTCGCCGACGTAGTAGCCCTCGCCGAACACGCCGTCGGTGGCCGCGATGCCGGTGTCGTGTACGGCGCAGTTGCTCAGGTACAGGTGGTGGGAGTTCGAGCGGAACTTCCAGCCCTCGTCCTTGGTGGTGTGGACCTCGACGAGCTTGAACGCGGTGTGGGTGGTGGTGTCGGCGACGATGCCTTTGGCGGCGTCGTGGACGGTGAAGTCTCGGAATCCCCAGTAGGAGCAGCGGTCGAGCCACAGGCCGTACTCGGTGTTGCCGGCGGCGGCGCCTCCTTCGGAGTGGATACGGCCGGTGCCGTTGGAGTACAGCTCGCAGAACGCGGTGTCGGTGCCGGAGTTGGTGATGCGTTGGGCGGGGTGCTCGCCGGTGAAGAACACCTTGTCCCCCGGCGCGGCGGCCGCGATGGCGCCGGCGAGGTTGTCCAGCGGGCCGACGACCAGGGTGGTCACTGCTGGGCCTTCATTGCTGGGCGGTGGCGACGGTGATGGTCCAGCCGTCGGCGGCCTCGTAGATCATGCCGATGTCCGCGCGCTTGCCGGTGGCGGGAGCGATGGAGGTTCCGACTCCGGTGGACTTCTTGAACCCGGCGCCGAAGCTGACGGTGCGGGCGGCGCCAGAGGCGATGGCACGGAACCAGACGCGCTGGCCTTCGGTGGCGTTGGTCGGCGGGTTCAGGGTGAGGTTGCCGGTCAGGGTGCACACGAAGTAGTTCCCACTGCTCGCGTTGGGCGCCACCGTGGCGGCGTAGGCGAGGGTGACCGGTGGGTTCGGCACGAGCGGCGCGGGGTGGGTGTGGCCGGCCGGGGCGGCTCCGATGGCGGCCGGGGTGATCGTGCGCGGGCCGTACCGGCCGCCGGAGGCCACCCACAGGATCGCTTGCCCGTCGCTGGGTGCGGTGGTGTCGTCGTAGTCCTGGGCGCCGCGGATGCGCGCGAGGCCGAGGGTGCCCACCTGCTCCCACGAGCTGGCCGAAGGCGTCGACATGGCGGCGTCAGGCGATGGCGCGCAGGAGCTTGCCGTCGCCGCCGATGGCGATGGTGCCCACGCGGTAGCCGGAGGCGGCCGGGACCGATCCGGCGGGGTAGGCGATCACGTCGGTGCCGCGCTCGCCGGGTGCGCCGTCGGCGCCGTTGGTGCCGGGCGCGCCGTCTGCGCCCTTGACCACACCCACGTCGGCCGGGCCGGTGTCGGACCAGGTGAGCACGAGGTGGCCGGCGGCGTCGACCGTCGCGGCGGTGACCCCTCGGCCCGGAGCGCCCTGCGGGCCGGTGTCACCGGTCGCGCCGCGGATGGCGCCGACATCGGTCCACCCGTCCACACCCGCGCCGCCGCCGTCAGCCTCGAACACGTAGAGGTGTCCGTTGGCCTGCACGTAGCGGGCTTCGCCGTAGGGGGCGGTGGCGGGCAGGTCGGCCACGGTGGGCACGGAGGACTCGAAGTCGATACCGCCGCCGCGTTCGCCCTTGGCGCGGCCGGCGTTGATCTGCTCCCCGGTGGACAGGGTGACGATCAGGTCGCCGCTGGTGTTGATCGCCGCCCCGGTGATCGAGGTACCTGGTGCGCCCTGCGCGCCGGCCGGCCCAGTGAGGTCGCCGATCTCCTGCCAGGCGGTCGCCTGCGGCGTGGTCATACGAGGCTCGTCCTCTCGTTGCGGTAGATCCGGCCGTTGGTGACATCGACGTGCACCGCCCCATCCGGGGCGGCGTCAGCGGGGGCGCCGGCCGCGTAGCGCACCTGGTCGCCCCACCGCCGCTCGACGGGCAGGGTCTCCAGGCGCCAGATGCCGTCCGGCTGGCGACGCAGCACCGTGGGCGCGTTGTCGGGGGCGCCGGTGGTGTCGACATCGGCGAGGTCGTTGAGGTAGGTCGGGCGCGACGCCCCGGTGATCGGCACCGCGACCGGGCCGGCCGAGCTGGTGATGCGGATGATGCGCACCGGGGTGGTCACCGGGTGACCTCCGGAGCTACCCGCACGGCGCTTTCCTCCACCACCGCCCACACCATGTCGGGGTTCACGGTGTCGGTGACCTCCAGGTCGTAGACCCCGACGCGCCAGCTCCACGCGGCGGACTCGCGCGGGGTGACCGTGAGCGCGATGGCGGCGGTGCGCACCACCAGCTCGGCGCCGTCGGCGAGGGTGACGGTGACCGGCGTGTCCTCGCGGATGTCGATGTTGCCGCGTTCGGAGCTCCACTCGTGGAGCACCTGGGCATCCTGGGCGGTCGGGCGTATCTGGGCTCGGGCGGTCTTGCCGGCCAGGCTGACCGGGGTGTTGCCCTCGCCGATCAGTGCCCAGGTCGGGCCGACCCAGCTCTTGCCCTGCGGGATCACCAGGTCTTCGCGCACCGCCATCAGGGTCGTCCTGTCCTCACTGCTGGCCTCCGGGGCCGGACTTGGGGGTCAACAGCACCGCGACCGGCACCCGCGCGTCCGTGCCGGTGTCGGTGCTGGGCAGGTGCGCGTTCGGGGTGACCCGCGACCGGGTGATGGCGGTGATCGCGGTGCTGACCAGGAAGGCGAGCACGGTGCCCAGCGCGGCGAGCACGGTGTCATCGAGCTTCAGCCAGCCCACGGTGACCAGCGCGGCCAGCACCGTGCGGATGGCGTCGGCAGTGACCACCGGTTCGGCGCCGCGAGCCGGGCGGGAGCTGTGCTCGGGCATCAGCATCGGGGCAGCGGGGGCAGTGGGTTGTCGCCGCGCTGCCGGTCGGCCTGGGCCAGCACGTCGAGATACGCCCGGTAGGCGGCGTTGACCGAGGCTTTGGTGCGCTCGGGAGCGAAGCTGGCCGCGAGGAGCTTGCGCTGACCCTCCCGTTCCAGGGCGGCGGCCTTGTGGAGTTCGTCCTGGGCCTCGACCACGGCGGTGTTGTAGGCGTTCTGGCAGGTGACGGCCGCCTGCTGCCGGTCGAGGAGGTGCTGCTGCCCGGAGATGTGCACGGCGGTGACGGTGACCGACGCGATCGCCAGGACGACCAGCGCGACACCCGCTATCGAGTCATGGCGGCGCTGCCGGGTGCGGGCGCCCCGGGTGGTCGGGGTGTCGTGGGGTTGGGTGGTGGTGTCAGGCACGGGTGTCTCCGGGAGAGGGATGCGGCCGGCGCGGCCGAGGACGTAGCCGACGATCAGGCCGGCGATCGACCACAGGCACGAGAGCAGGACGTGGCTGGTCACCGCTGTTCCTCCTCGTCCGGGGAGGCCGGCGGGGGTGGTCGTCGCAGGGCGGCCAGGAGCCGGGCCAGCAGCCCAGGCCCGGCCTCGTCGTCGCGTTGCTTGAGGGCGAGCGCGCCGCCGACGACGGTCATGAAGACGAACGACAGGGTCGTGTCGGAGTGGTAGCTGGGCAGGAACACGCTGGCGACGAAGTTGCCGGCCCACACCAGGCTGACCAGCACGACGATGGAGTAGGCCAGCGGCGCGGGGAGCTTCATGGTCACGCGAGGTGCAGCGCGGCGAGGGTGGCCGGGCCGGCGACGCCGTCCTCGGCGAGACCGGCGCGGCGCTGGAACTCCCGCACGACCGCCTCGGTGGCTGCACCGAACGCGCCGTCGACCGTGAGCGTGGAGTACGCGGGATAGTCGCGGTTGAGCCGTGCCTGCATCGCGGCCACGACCGGCCCGCTGCTGCCCCGCGCCAGCGCCCCGCCAGCCGGGGGTGATGGTTGGGCGCCGCCGGGGGCGGCGAGGTGGGTCAGCGCGAGGCGGGACTTCTCGACGGCGTCGGCCGGGGTGCCCATGAACTCGAAGTGCATCCAGTCCTTGCGGGCGCCCTTGTAGTCGCCGCCCCAGGCGAAGCCGTAGTGCTTCCACACCGCCGCCACCTGGGTGGGGATGGTGTGCCGGCCGGTGCTTGTGTACGGGTTGTCGTTCCAGTTCAGATCGACCGCGACCGCCCAGGAGTGGTTGCTCGGGGTTCGGGTCCCGGCGATGGGTCGGCAGTTGTAGCCGCCGCACTGGCCCGGCTTGAGCAGGTAGTTGCCGCCGTCGGGTCGTTCGGTCCAGTCCAGCAGGGTGTCCACCAGCACCGAGAGGCCCTTGCGCACCGAGACGCGGGTGCCGGAGCGGTCGGCGGTGACCGTCGCCAGGTCCGAGCCGCCCGAGCAGCGTGGCCAACCGCTGCCCCATCCTCGATCGGCGGCGGTGTGGGCGTAGTCGTAGAGGTTGATCGCCACTACTGCCGCCCCTCTCTCTGCTCCGGCACGACCATCGCGGCCTGGTCGCGTTCGGTGGGTTCAGCTGACCAGTCGGCCGGCCAGGCGGGGTCGTGGTCGGGGTCGTAGGCGCCCACGCGCGGGAAGTGGGGGTCCTCGATCGGGTCGCGCTCGGGGTCGTAGTGGTTGAAGGGCGGATGGTGGTGGTGCACGCTGCCTCCCTCGGGTTGGGCATCTGCGCGGGCGTGGCTGCTCGCCCCGAACCCCGTCCGGGCGGGTAGCTCGGGGGAATCCGTGGGGTCGCCGGCACCTACGAGATGGGGTGGGTGTGTAGAACCGCGCGGGTGCTACACCCAGATCAGCCAGTTGATCGCGATGTAGGGCTGTCGCACGTCGAAGGGCACATTGCCGCCGACGGTGGAGGTCCAGAACCCGTGGTAGTGCAGGCCGTCGTGCAAGGTGACGAATCCGTGGGTGTGGGCGCCGCCGCCGGCCTGGCCGTACGGGATCTGGGTGCCGCCGGCCGCCGTGCCGGTGAAGTTGTGGCCCGGGTGGTCACCCGAGACACCGGTGGTGCCGCCGTGCACGTGGTCGCCGTCTTGGCTGGTGGTTCCGGTGTGCTGGTGGGCGGGCATCTGCGCCTCGGTGATCACCCGGGTGGGCAGGCCGCCGAGCGCGCCGAGCGGGTAGGTCTCGGTGTCGAGGGTGCCGGCGGTGATGGGCACGCGGCCTCGGAAGTCGGGCAGGCCGAAGGTGGTGGTCCCGTCTCCGGTGGTGAACAGCCCGGTGATCACCAGGCCGGTGTCCTGTGCCCAGGTCCAGAGCCCGGCGTAGGTGTCGCGGGAGACGAGCTGGCCGTCGAGCAGCAGGGTCTTGTCCTTGGGCGTGGACCGGATGGTGGGCTCGACATCGCCGGTCGGGCGTCGGGTGATCCGAGCGAGCACGGTCGACCGGAGGTCGTCCAGCTCGGTCTGCAACCTGCCGACCGCGTCGGTGGGGTCTTCCACGGGCCGGTCGTCTGCCACCGGGCGGCCTCCCTACACGAACTCGAGCGTCACCGACTCCTGGCCGGTGGAGGACACGGAGACCCGTTGGTGGCGGATGCGGAAGGCGCCGGTGATCCCGAGCTGGGCTTGCAGGTCGTAGGCGATGGTGTCACCGATGCTGTAGTTCGCCAGGTCGGCGTCGGGTGTGACCCGCACGTCGGGGCCGGGCACGATGAGCGCTTCGGAGCGTGCGTCCAGGAGCGCCTGGGTGTGCGCGTCCAGGGTGGTCTGCTCGGACACGTCCGACCAGGTGCCGGTGACCGCGCAGCGCCCGTAGCGGGCACGCAGCTCGGGGTTCTCCCGGGCGGAGAACAGGGTGCCCGACGCGCCGGAGCTGGTGCCGGTGCCGAACGCCTCGGAGGCGAGGTCACCGGCCGCCACCGAGCACAGGGTGTCGCCGCTGGTGATGTTGCGGGCGTCGACCACGATGGCGTCCTCACCGCTGGACCGGTCGACGCCCTTGAGCGGGTACCACAACTGGAGCTTGCGGGTCGCCGGGTCGACCTCGGCGTCGAACCCGTTGATCCGCTGCCCCAGCTCGGCCACGCGCTGGGCGACGTTGTGCAGCTCGTCGCGCAGGTAGGTGCCATCACGCTTCACGCCTGAGGCGCCGACGGTGCTGGTGTCGATGCCGAAGTTGCCGTAGTCGAGCACCTGCCACTGGTCGATCATGGTCGTGACGAAGCTGAACTGATCGACCTGGTCGAACCGCAGGTCCTTGGTGATGACCATCAGCGACAGGTAGGCCAGCAGGCCGCGCGCAGACAACGTCAGCGACTCCCCGCTGGTGCGCCAGCCCACCAGCGGCCCGGCGAACACGATCTTGCCGTTGCGGTAGAGCCACAGCTCGGTCGCGGCGTCGGACAGCCGCCGCAGCCGTTGCACGACGGGGTCGGTCACCGAGGAGATCAGGCACGACGCCTCAAGGTCCTGGGGCTGGCTCAGGGTGTTGCCGTACCTGATCTGCTTCCACTCGATGGGGTCGACCTCGATGAACGCGGGCGGCCCGGCGACCTGCGGGACGCGGGCCACCACCACAAGGTCGTAGACCGGGCCGGAGCGCAGCGGCAGCACCCGGGTGAACGGGATGTCCACCACCCGCACGTCATCGACGCCGCTGGCGGCGTCGGCCAGGGTGGTCGAGCGGACGACCGCGGCGGCGCTGTCGGTGGCCGTGGCGGTGTCGGCGAGGCCGGTCGCGCGCAGGATGGCGGTCTGCTCGTCGCCGCTGCCCTGCTCGGCGAGGTCGGCGAAGGTGGTGCGATCCAGCGCGACGCTCTCCGAGCCGGCGGCGGCGTCGCTGGCCGCCTGCTTGGCCCACTGGCCGGCATCGACGGTGTCCGAGCCGGTCGCGATGTCTGTGACGGCGAGGTCGGTTCCCGGGCTCACCGAGTCCGAGCCGGTACCGGTGTCGCCAAGGGCGACGACCGGTTCAAGCCCGACCAGGTCGCTGCCGCTGGCCGTGTCCGACGCGGTGACCGAGGTGGTGGTCTGGTTCGCCACGGCCATCGACAGGGTGCTGGCGACAGCCGACGAGGACGCGGTGGCGGTGCGGGTGCCGGTGGAGCCGGTCCCCGCTCGCGCCTCGGTGCACACGGAGTGGTTCGTGCTCGCCGCGCTGATGTCGGCCCACTCGGTCATCCCGGACGGTGTGGAGTGGCTACCGGACGGGGAGTTCGAGGTGAACACGCAGACCAGCAGCGTGTTCGGCAGAGTCGGGGAGATCGACGGTGCGACGTGGGAGGTGGTGGCCGGCGAGAACGTCGAGTAGGACGGGGTGATGTGGATCGGTGCCGCCGGGTCGAACCCATCCAGCGCCAGCAGCGTGATCACCCCGGAAGGGCCGTCCGACTTGCTGAACGTGTAGGCGGCCGGCTCAAAGTCGGCTGACTTGCGCCACACCTTGACCCGCGGCCGGCCGCTGGTGTTCAGCCCAGCCCCCACCAGCTCCCACGTCGACGACGGAGCGGTCATGTCCGCGAACGAGCCCGAGGAGTTCATGCTCATCACCGCGAAAAGCAACTGCCCATCCCGCAGCCCGCTCGGGGCGTCAACGACCAGGGACGCGGTGGTGGACTGCGCGGAGGACGCCGCGAGGACGCTCGGCATCTATCCCTCCCCCAGAGGTTGGGGGCTCAGGTGATGGTGATGTCGAAGGTGATCTGCCACGAGCTGGCGGCGGTCTTGGTGCCCATCGCGGCGACCTTGCGGTTGAGCATCCGGCCCGCGCCCAGGGTGGCGGTGTTGAACACACCGGCCTCCTGCCACGCCCAGTTCGCGTCCCCGGTGGCGAAGGTGGAGCGGAACGAGATCGCGTTCGCGGTGACGGTGAGCCCGTCGGTGTGCGCGGGAAAGGAGGCGGCCATGCCCTTGCGCAGCTTGTTCGCCCCGGTCAGGTCGTTCTGGGTGGCCGACTCCGCCGCCGTGCCGTCCCCGACCCCGATCGCGGCGTTGGCGGGACTGAGGTAGGGCACGGTGGTGTTACCGAGCGCGCACTCCCACAGCAGGCTCACCCCGCCGTACATCAGCATGTTGCCCTCGATGTCGAGCACGTCGTAGGGCTCGGCTGTCAGATTCCAGTCGCCCCAGAATTTCGCAAGGTGAATCGAGGCGCGCCAAACCGCGAGATCCTTGGCAGATGACACAGTCGTGATCCTTCTTGGTAAACGACGATAAGAGTCCTCGCGGAAACCTTGTTGACAGCTTCCCGGGTCGCGCTAATCTGAACAAGCTGGCAAGCGTTGACCAACTGACTAGACAACGAGGAACTACCGGTGAGCACGGGCGACTCGATCGACGACATCGACTCCATATGGCCCCTACTTGCAGATTCGTACTCTGAGATCGAGGCCGCATGGCGGGAGTTGGCACAGTCAAGCCAGAGTGATCTGGCCGCCGATGTAGCACGGACCGTCCACGATGCTAAAGAAGTGTCGCCCAAGAGCGACATTCTCATCATTGGCGAGATGTCCGGACTGATGGCCGGAATGACGATCGGCGGACACCTGAACTTGCTGTCGCGGGCATACTGGCCGCCACGAACCGGTCACGACTTTACTCCCGTGGACCAACCAGCTATCTATCCGCCAGCCCGTGCGGCACTGGAGGCCGCATCCATTATCAGTTGGGCATGCAATCACAAAAGCGAGCCCGAATTGCGCGAGCTGCGCGCCGCGGAACTATGGTTATGGTCAGCGATTAACGGAATTACTAGTAGTCCCGACCATGCCGTCGACACAATTGTGGCGGCGGGTTACACGATCGAGTACTCGCGGAGGGGTCGAAGAAGGCCCCTGCTGATCGTAAACGGAAAGCCGCAACAGCTTTCAGTTGGGCGAATGATTCGAGAGATGCTAGGTGAAATTAGCCAGTCGATGTATGCGGACTGGAGTTCCATGAGCCACTCTGACCCATTCCATATATACGACTCGGTTGAGAAGGTTGGGTCCGGGGAAGGATTTGTGGAGGTGGCGTTGAAAGTTGAACCCGTTTACCATGTTCTCACTGGCGGCATGGTCGCTCAGGCTGTGAGCGTCGCCGGCGAGCGATACGGGACCTTCTGGGATCGCGACTTCACGTCGGTGGCGACTCAATGTGACAGCCTATTTCGAGAGATGGTTCGAATAATCGCAACAATCCCCTCTCCTTTCAAGTCAATGGTCGAAGCGGTGTTAGCGGGATCACACGAAGATGAGTGGGCTGGGCGTATTGACACGTAACTATCCGGACCAGGTGTCGTGGTAGTCGAGGGTGGCGGTGATCGAGGCGCCGGGCGGTTCGGTGAGCAGGTGGAGCAGGTTCTCTCCTGGGCCGATGACAAATGTCTGGCGGGGGTGGACCCATGCACCGTACTTGGATTGGCCGTCGATGGTGACGACGGAGCGGGGGGCTCCGGTGGCGCGGGCTTGCATGTCGCCAAGCAGGGTCGACCCTTTGGGTAGTACGGCGGCGACGAGGAAGCTCACGTCGTGGGTGGTGTTGGCCAACTCGATGCGGGTGACCGGCTCCCCGCTGCTCGGCCCTGTGACGCGGATGGTCGGGTAGGCGTAGCCGTTGCCCTCGTTGAGCACGGAGACGACGCTCGGTCTTGTCGCCGCCGGGGACGCGGGCACGGTCACGCGGCGTTGGCTTGCCGAGTAGTGGCGAGGGTCGGAGGAGAGCAGCGCGAACTTCTGGTGGTTGACCAGGGTTTCGCGCCAGGACAGCTCACGGGACAGGCTGATCGGCCGGCAGCGCAGCATGCGCAGCGGCCGGCCGGGGTGGCGCCAGATCAGTTCCCAGTCCGAGTCGCGTTGCGGCACCAGTGCCCGGTAGAGGGTGTCCATGGCTTGTTCGACCTCGGCCTGGGTGCCGCCGACCTTGAGTTCGAACATGAGCTGGCGGGCCGATTGCAGGTCTACCCCGCGTAGCGCGCCGTCGCCGCGTGGGAGGTCGTCGTCGCTGGTGCGCATCGCCCAGCCTTCGAGGCCGTCGTGGTTCTCGACCCGGTAGGGGGTGTCGTCGCCGATGAGCAGCCCGTCCCAGCCGCCGAGGCGGTACTGGTAGTTGTACGGCCCGATCCGGGCTTGGGCCGAGGACATGGCGATCATCGGTTCGGGGGTGGTGTGGCCGGCGCGCAGCGGGCCGAACACGGTCAGCGAGCCGGTGCCACCGACCTTCAACATGGTGGGGGCCAGCCGCGAGGTCATCCGCGCCGGCCCGGACGAGCCGCCCCGGAAGGTGGCCAGGATGGCGATCCAGTTGCGCATCGAGGACAGCAACGCCGAGAGGAAGAAGCTTCCGACGGAGTTGGTGATGGCGTGGTGGATCGACAGCCGGGAGCGGCGCTCGTCGGGGTCGCTGTCCCAGAGTCCCCAGCTCTGCGGGGACACCGACTCGATGAGCCGGATCAGCCCGCCCACGAAGCCGGATTGGATGGTGGAGGCGAACTGGTTGGCGATCGCGGCGACCACGATCTCGTCGGCTTGGGCGATGATGCCCGAGTCCCCGGTGCGCGGCCGGTCGTCCCCGCTGGTCACCACGGTCACCCGGTCCAGGGCGCCGCTCTGGGCGGCGCCGGAGTACTCCAGCGCGCGCACTTGCAGCGACCGGTTGACGCTGGTGGTCACCGACACCGAGGAGGTGGCCGGGGCGCCCTCGCGGTACCACATCGCCAGTTTCAGCTCGCCCTGCGCGCGTTCGCGCACCGGTACGAAGCCGTCCGGGCCGGTCAGGGTGGCGCTGCCGGAGGTGACCACGGCCCAGCAGACGATCAGGTTCTTCTCGATCGTCGGGTTGGTGAAGGTCGCCGTGCAGGTGCGGGACTGGCCGGAGCCGACCGCGTTGCCGGCCGACTGGCGCAGCGTGGGCGCGCTCATCTCACCCGAAGACCATGACGAGCTGGTTGACGTCGAACTCGACCGGGGTGTTGCCGCTGCGCACGGTCACCGGGGCGTCCAGCGCGGCGGAGTACTCCGGGGTGCCGCCGGTCGCGGCGCTGAACCAGCCGTACCAGCCGATCTGCCCCCAGGTGCCGGTCGGGTTGGGGAAGGTGAACTTCGCGCCGTTGGTCTTGGTGGTGATCCCGTCCACGGTGGTCGCGGGTGGGAAGTTGGTGGCGTTGTTGGTCACCGCCACCCGCGCATACGAGCCTGCGGTGGGTTGGGTGAAGCTGGAGCCGTCCTCGTTGGGGGCGGTGACCGACAGCCCGAGGTACCAGGTGGCCGGTGCCCATGAGGTGGCGCCGCCGCCGAACTGGGAGTCGGCGATCGCGCGTTCACGGCTGGGATGTGCGGGCACCCGGGATCTCCGTTCGTGTCTAGTGGGCCAGGCGCAGGGCGAGCTGGGTGGCGCGGGCGGTCTCGACGGGGTTCCCGGAGCGGTCCTGCACGGTGATCGAGGGCGCGCTGCCTTGGGCCTGCACGGCGCCGATCAGCTCGTTGATCTTCTGTTCCAGGGTGGCGTTGTCGCCGCGGGCCATCAGCGCCCGCCACTGGGTCTCGGTCAGCACCGGTTCCGGGCGGCCGGTGTCGTTGTGCACGCTCGACCAGCCGGGCGGCAGCATCCCGCCGCGGTCGTACCAGTGGTGGCCCTGCCAGAACCCCCAGGCGCCGGCTGGTGAGCCGTAGCGGCCGGAGATGTAGCGCATGCCGGCGACGGCCTGCATGTACGGGTCGGAGGTCTTGCCGACCCCAGTGCCGGCCCATGTGCTGTCGAGGAACTGGAACAGCCCGTACGCGGTCGAGGTGGGGTTCTGCGCGTTGGGGTTCCAGCCCGACTCGTGGCTGACGAGCTGCCCGAGCGCGCTCCACTGGCCCCCGGTGTGCCAGCCGTAGGGGGCGGCAGCGGCGGCAACGGCCGCGACCACCTCCCCGGACGCCCCGCCGAAGGCGGCTGCCAGGCTGGCCAGCCACGCCTTGGCCTTCTCGATGACCGCGTTGATCACCCGGGGCGGGATCTGGAGCAGCGCGTCGCGCCAGGACCCGGTGCCCGGGGTGGCATTGGCGTCGCCGAGGACCCCGGCGAACAGCTCCTTCACCGCCTGTTCGGCGCCGTTGCTGATCAGGGACCGGATGAACCCGCTGACAGCGTCGATGCCGCCCACGATGCCGCCGGCCTGGTAGCCCGGTATCCCGCCGGGGGTGGCGCCGGGCCGGCGGCCGGACGCTTCGCGGTTGAGCGCGAGCACGGTGCCCGGACCGATCAGCCGCACCGCCTCGGGAGTGAGCACACCCTCCCCGGGGGAGAGCAGCGCGGGGACCACGTCGTGGCCGGGTGCGTAGCCGGGCAGTACCCCACCGCCGGCCATGGTCACGGCGGGGAGCTGGGCGAGCCCGAACAGGCCGGCGATGGAGTTCCAGACCGCGCGGATGCCGTTGTTGTAGACGACGTTGACGACCCACTGCACCGGCTCGCGCGCCGCTTCCTTGATCGCCTGCCAGGCGCGGCCGATCCAGTCGGCGGTGTTCTGGAACGCCTGCCCGACCGCCTGGACCCCGGCACCGATAGCGTCGAACACCGGCTTGATCGCCGAGTTCCACGCTGCCTGAGCCGCGGAAACGATCCCGTTCCACACCGGGACGATCACGGTCTGCCACAGCCACATGAACACCTGGCCGACCGCCTGGACACCGACGCCGATCGCGGTGAACAACGGCGAGAGGAAGGTGGTCCAGGCCAGGGTCGCGGCGGCCACGATTCCGTTCCAGGCTGGCACGACGATGGTCTGCCAGAGCCAGACGAAGAACTGGCCGAGCGCTTGGACGCCGAGGCCGATGGCGGTGAACAAGGGCATCAGGAAGGTGGTCCAGGCGAAGGTCGCGGCCAGGACGATGCCGTTCCACGCCGGCACGATGATCGTCTGCCACAGCCACACGAAGAAGGCGCCGAGGGCCTGCACCCCGGCTCCGATGGCGGTGAAGATCGGCAGCAGCGCGACGGTCCATAGCCAGGTCGCCAGTGCGCCGATCCCGGTGAACGCCGGCCGCACGACGGTCGTCCACCACCAGGTGACGATGGTTGACAGGAGTTGGAAGCCCAGCACCAGCGGGGTGATCAAGAGGGTGAGCACGACCGCGGCGAGCACCCGGGCGGCCAGGCCGACGAAGTTGAACACCGGGGACAGCACGGTCGACCACAGCCACATCGCGGCGGCACCGACCGCCTGCGCCCCGGTGACCAGCTCGGACCAGACCGCGCCCAGGACGGACCAGGCCACGCGGGCGGCGGCCACGATGCCCTCCCAGCAGGCGATGACCACGGCGCGGAAGCCCTCGAAGTGGTTCCAGGCGTAGATGATCCCGACCACCAGCGCCGCGATCCCGATCACGATCCAGGTGATCGGGGAGGCCAGCAGCGCGGAGTTGAGCAACCACTGGGCGGCAGCCCACACCTTGGTGACGCCGCTGACCGCTAGGGCGCCCAGCTCCCACAGCTTCATGGCCCCGACGATCGCCAAGATCACCCCGACCGCGACCGCTCCGCTGCCGGCCAGCCAGCCCAGGAAGGTCTTGACCGGCTCCCACGCCGCGCCGAACAGGCCGGCCCCGGCGGCGGTCAGGCGGTCCAGCGTCGGGAGCACTGCGCCGCCGATGAAGTCGACCAGCCCGACTTGGAGGGTACGAACGAAGGAGGTCAGCCGCGCCTGGGCGGTCTCGCCGAGGACGGTGTTCATCCGTTCGGCCGCGCCCCCGACCTGCCCGAGGGCGGCGACGGCCGTGCGGGGGTCGAGCGTGAACAGCGCGGCGCCGAGGTCTTCGGCCTGGGTGCCGAACAGCGCGACGGCGGCCTGGCTGCGCGCGACCGGGTCGGGCATCGCGCGCAGCCGGTCGAGCACCAGCCCGAGCGCGGCGGAGGCCTCCGGGCCGCCCTTGGCGATCTGCTGGGCCATCGAGGTGGCGTTCAGTCCGATGGCCTGGAACCCCTCGACGGTCAGCTTCGACCCGTCGACTGCTCGGATGGAGAACTCCTTGATCGCGTCGGCCACCACATCGGCGTCGCGCGCCCCGGCCTGGAGCCCTTGGGAGAGCAGACCGGTCGCGGTGGCCCCGTCGAGCCCGAGCTTGCGGAACTGGGTGCCGTACTCGTTGAGGGTGTCGAGGAAGTCGCCGGACTTGTCCACCCCGGCCTGGAACCCGGCGGTGATCACGTCCAGCGCGCTACGGGCGTCGGGTGCCAGCCCGGTGCGCATCATCTGGCCCACGGCGGCGGTCGCCCCGGCCAGGTCAACGCCGAAGGTGGCGGCGAGGTTGAGCACAGTGCCGGTGATCTGGCTCAGGTCGGCGTCGTTGAGGTTCTTGCCGATGTTGTTGTGCACGGCGGCGACGGCCTCGTTGACCTGGTCCAGCGAGGTGCCGTAGGCGTTGGAGTACAACTCGCCCGCGATGCGGCCGTAGCGTTCGGATTCCTGCCCGGTCAACCCGAGCTGGGCGGTGAGCTTGGCCTGCCCGGAGGAGATGTCCATGGCCTGGCCGATCGCCGAGCCGATCGCCAAGCCCAGCGATGCGCCCACGGCCGCGACGGCGGCGACCTTGCCGCTGAACCCGGTCCGGGTGCCCTCGCCGAGGTCTTCGCCGGCCTTCTTGCCCGCCGCGCCGGTGGTCCGCGACACCTGGCCCACGAGCTCGGAACCGAAGTTCTTCATCGCCGGGAGCACGTCGAGCCAGACCGCGCCGACGGTGACACCCGATCCGGCCATCACGGTCTCCTCACCACGGGTGTCAGGCGGATTTCAGGCTGTCCAGGTAGGCCACGACCTCCTCCGACGAGCGCTCGCCGCGATCACCGAGCCGCGTGGCGTGTTCTCCGCCGGGGCGCGGGTAGGGGCGGGCCGAGCGGACTCGTTTGCCGCCCGCCGCGGCCCGGTAGGTGGCCGTGGTGCCGGCGTTGACCGCATCGATCAGCTCGGCGGCCAGGTAGTGGGCTTCGGTCCAGCCGTGGCCGCGCACCGCGCGGAAGGCGGCGCCGCCAGGGGGTAGCCCTTGGACGAGGACGCGCAGCTTGCGCAGGGTGATCTCGCCGCGCCAGTAGGCGGCCACCACGTCGAAGCCGTAGACGGCCTGAAGGTCGGCCTCTATCGCCTCTGGCGCCGGCCCGAGGAGGTCGGCCGCCGTGTAGGGCGCCCGTCGCTCATCTCATCGCGCAACTTCTGCGACACCTGCTGCACGATCAACATCACGTAGCCGGCCTGGCCGCCCAGCTCGTGGAAGCGCTCGTACTGCTCCCCGAGCATCGCCTCCACCTGGGACACGTCGTCCGGGTCGGCCTCGGCGATGCGCTGCTTCCACTCGTCATCAGCGAGCAGCGGGTGCGGGAAGGAGAACTTCTCGCCCTTCCACGTGAACACGATGTCGTCCCCGCCGACCGCCTCGCGGCGCTGGGCAACGATCGCGTCAAGGTCATACTCCTCAGACATAGTGCGCCTTCCGGGTCGGTTCGAGAAGCAGACGGAGGCTCGTGTGAACTGGAATTCCTCGAAAGGCATGTCATGACCACGGTCGTACCGATACGATTGGGCCATGTCCGATGCCGTGTGGCCCTTGCGGTCGGATCAGCTACCGTTCCTGAGTCTGGACGGTGGGTTCGGGACCATGTTCCTGCGCAACTCCCGGCCGGACGTCAACGGTCGGTACTTTGCGACCTCATGGTTTTGCGTCGTCCTGCCGATCGTGCCGCTCGGTCGCTACTACGTGCGACAGATCAAGTCCGACGGCGTGAAGACCACGTATGAGATCTTCGGCAAGTCGCGGCTCCGCTTCGCCGAGGTCGTCCGCGCCTACCTTTACTTCTGGGTTGTCATACCAACTGTTTTCCTTGGTCCAATCATTTTTGCCGTAGAGCGGGATAACAGTAATGACAGCTTCAAGGCTGGATTTGTGGGAATGTTCATTTCGGTTGGCCTACTCTTCCTAGCCTTGGGACTTTTGTTCCTTTACGGGAAATATTGGCGACCGGTACGAGAAGCCCACTTTATATAGGCCGGCTTCTCTAGGGCTCCCATCCGGCTAGACCGACGAAGCCGACACCGTGTGAGTGAGGCCCCTTACTGCGGGTCCGAGGGGATCGAGAGCGCCATCTGAGGTGAGGGTGGGGACCGGCGTGCGGCTCACCCGAAGAAGCGCGCACGCCGGTCCCCGGTCGGTGGGGTTACGGGGCTGGCGGGGTCCAGCCCTCCTTGAACAGCCGCTTGATCGACACGCCATCCGCGCCGGGGTAGGCGGTCACGGTCATCTCGTAGGCGACCAGCTCGTCGCTCTTGTAGACCACGCTGCCGCGCTCGGTGACCTCGGCGAGCGGGCAGATCGCGCGGCGGTGGTAGTTGCCGTCGATCACGTCGAACCCGAACGCGCGGAGCTGGCGGCGCGGCTTGCCTTCCTCGTTGAACGACACGATCTGGTTCGGCGCGGTGCCGGTCACGGTCACGTCCTCGGGCTCAACCCGGTAGTACAGCGACACCGTGGTCCAGTTCGACTCCCAGCAGGTGAACTTGAACGTCTTGGTGCTCTTGGTGACCTCCACCCGGATCGGGGTCGAGGACTGCCACGGGGTGAACTCCTCGGTGTCCTCGTCGGGCTCCTCCTCCAGGCCGTCATCGCTGATGTAGCCGCAGTCGGCCCAGCCGGTCGGCCAGGACGCGAGGTCGGTCGGCGTGGTGGTACCGGTCGGAGCGGTCATCACCATGCCGGTAACCCCGAGGCGGGCGAGGGTGGCGTTGAGAGCCATGGGTTCTTCTCCTGTGGCGCGGGCGGAACGGGACCCGCCGCAGCGACGGGTGGCGCGGCGGGCTCGGGGTCAGGTGGCCGGTCGGATGGTCAGGACGAACTGGCATCCGAAGTGGTGCACGCGCGGGTTGTAGTCCGGCCGCCACGACGGCCCGACCTGCTCGGTCACGCTGGTAACCAGCCCCCCGGCCAGCGCGACCCCTCTGGCCGCCGACATCGCCGCGGCGATCTCGCGGGCGAGTTGGCTGGCCTGCGCTCGGGTGCGGTGGTAGGCGTCCACGTCGACCAGCGGGGCGTCGAGGATCAGCGGCTTGGACACCGCCCCGCCGACGCGGCAGACCCGCACCACGGGCAGCTTGTCCTCGAACCCCACCCGCAGCTCCGTGACCACGTTTGTGCCGGGTAGCGCGTCGTCGAGGTAGGCGACCACGATCTCCTCGGCGTCGGGCATCACCCGGGCCGGAACCGTCACGGCGCCGGGTCGGCGCGGGGCGGGACAACGTTTGGCGCGGGCGGTGGCTCGGTCGGACCGGCCGGTCCGCGCAACCCTGGGTGCCCGGTGTCGGCGGCCAGCCGTGCGCGGCCCTCGGCGATCAGCGTCCTGGCTTCCTCCGCGCTGGCTTCGACCGTTTTGCCGATCTGGCGGGGATCGCGGTGGAACGCCACGACGACCTTGACCGTGTCCTGGGCGTTGGCTGTGTCGGCGGCGCTGTCTTTGCTGCTGGTTCTGGGGGTGTTGGCTGCTGCGGGCATCGGAGTCAGCTCCCTTGCTCTGCGGCCCTGCCCAGCACGCGGCGCCGGGCGGTCTTGGAGTTGCCGAACTCGGCGTCCACGGCGGTGGAGGTGACGCGCCCGTAGGGCCGTCCCTTGGGGCGGGTGCCGGACTCGACACCGACCGTGGCGTCGATGTGTTCGGCGTTGTTGATCGATCGGGCGCGGGCGGCGATCTTCTCGGCCTGCCCGGTCAGCGCGCCCCGCACACCCGCCGAGCGCATCGCGTCGCCGATTCCCTGGAAGTGCAGCGTGATCCGGGTTGTCACAGTCGGGCTCCCTTCCCCTGGTCAGCCGGTGACGCGTTCGAGGTGGACCTCTATGTGGTGTACCCCGCGCCCGAACGGGTCGGGGTGTCGCGCCACCTCCCCGACGACTTCGCACACCTGACCGTTGTCGAGTTCGACCCGGTCGGTGGGTAGCAGGTCCAGGTCCACCCGGGGCGGGGTCTGGAGGGTCCAGCCTGAGGCCACGCGGTCGCGTTGCCCCGGCTCGTGCACCTCGGCCCGCCCGGCGGGTTGGACGCTGACCCCGGCGATCGGGGTGCGGGTGGCGCGCGCCCAGTCCGGTGTCCGGTTGCGGTACTTGTCGGTCACCAGCGGGGCGCGCAGTACGACGACGGACTGGTGGAACATCAGCTCCACACGACGTAGGTCGCGCCGTCGTGGCCGTGGACTGCCATGGCGTCGTCCAGGCTGGCCCACACGACGGTCGAGGTGTAGCGGCCGAGCCAGCGCAGAACCACCGTGCCATCTCCGAACTGGGCGCCCTCGGCGACGACCCCGGTCCCTGAGACCCCGGTGTGGTCGGTGTCGCGGTGCAGCTCGAACCTGCGGGTGGCCATCAGGCGGGGTCCACGATGCGGTAGCGGTTGAGCACGACTTCCTCCAGACGGGAGAGCCCGTCACCGGTGTATGTGACGGTCTGGGCGCCCACGGTGACCGAGGCGACCCCGGTGGGTGTGGCGAATCTGCTGGCCATCGAGCACACCACCGGACCCAGCGCGGCCGGTGGCTCGGCGTAGCCGCTGTCGTAGCGCACGCGCACCGCACGCGGACCAGCCGGCCACCGGCCGTCGGTGCGGACGAGGGTGCCGTTGGTTGACCAGCGGTAGCCGGTGATGGGGGCGCCCGTGACGGCGTCGGTGACGGCACGCACGGCGGTGACGTGCAGGCTGGGCAGCACCACCACCCGCGCCCCGTCGCTGTCGACGACGGATTCCACGTCGGTCTGCGCGGTGATGGCCCAGCCGCAGTAGTCGCGCACCACGCCCGACGCGGCGTCGAGCGCGGCGCGGGCGGCCAGCTCGTCGTCCCACGCCGCTCCGGTGAGGCGCCGCAGGGTGACCACATCGGCCAGCGGCTGCACTGGCCTACTTGTTCGCGGTGTCTCGGGCCTTGTTCGCGGTGGTCCGCGAGCGGGCTCCGGCAGCCGCCCTGGTGGGCTCGACTGGGGTGGCGTCGGGGTACAGCTCGACGTCCTGTTCGGTCAGGTTGAGCACGGTGTCGTGGCCGTTGACTCGGACCTTGTATCGGCGTAGCTCGCCCATGGGGGTCTCCTCGCGTACGCGCTCATCAACGGGTGTGGTGGAGGTGGGGCCGCCGCAGCCGGCATGCGGCTCGCCGCACATCGGGCAGCGGGGCCACCCACCTCCACCCCGAAACATCAGGCGGCGGCGCCGAGGTTGACCTCGACGAACGCGTTGGGCTGCAGGATCCCGAACGCCGCCCTCATCTCCGCCAGGATCGCGATGAGGTTGCGCACGAAGAAGTCCGCGTGCGAGTCGGTGACGGTGATGCTGGCCTGTTCGCGGTCCCACAGGATGGCCTTGCGCCAGTCACCGATCACGCCGGTTCCTTGCGGGATGCCCTCGCACAGGATCACCGGCAGGCCCCATAGGGTGCCGGTGACGTTGCTGCCGGCCGGGCCGCCGAAGTAGAACCGGCCGTCGTTGTCGGAGATCTCGTCCAGGGTCTCGGCATCGAGCGGGTTGAGGACGTAGGCGTTGGCGACCGCGCGACCGGCGAGGCGGACCTTGGTCTTCGCGCGGCGCAGCGCCAGCAGCTTGCCGAAGCCCGGCGGCTTGCCGGCCGGGTCGGCGACCGCCGCCTGGGACTGGGTGCCCGAGGTGTTGAGGATGCCGGTGAAGTTCTCCCCGGTCCCGTCCCCGCTCACCATTTGGTCTTCCAGCTCCTCGTCGAGCCCGTAGAACAGGAAGGCGTCGATGAGCGTCTTGATCTGCGCGGCGTCGCTCAGCGCGCGCTTGGTCGCAGGGATCCAGTGCGCGATGGTCCGCACCACGGCCGTGGCGCGGGTAGTGGCGAACCCGGACTCTGGCTTGGTGCCCGAGGTGCCGGTGGTGGCGGTGGCCTCCGGAACCGGGGCGGCGTTGTTGGTGATCGAGAGCAGCTTCGGGTACTCGATAGTGTCCGAGGTGGTCTGCCCGTTGGTCACCACGTCGCGCAGGGTCAGCGGGCGAGTCAACGCGTCCAGGCCGACCTGGAGCCCAAGCCGGTCCGACTCGATCAGGGCGCCCGCACTGTCGTCGGCGGTGCCGGTGACCAACGCCTTCTGCCTCGGCGCTGGCCGGGTGAGGCTCTTGAACCCGACCGGGGCGGACTGGACCCGCATCTTCTCGCCGAACTGCCCGTTCGGCGCCGAGGCCAGCAGGCCCGAGTAGGCGTCGCTGTCGACGAATTGCTCGCCCAGCGACTTGGCGCCTGCGCTGGGGTCGATCAGCCCGGAGGGGGTGCGTCGGGTGGTCTTCTCCTCGGGGTCGACCACGCCGATGCCCTCGCCCATCTCCTGGATGGCGCGGCGCATCTGCTGGTCGGCCTTGGCCTGCTCGAGCGCGGTCTTGCTGTCGCGTGCCTTGCCCATCAGGGCGGTGACCTGGGCGCGTTCCTCCTCGGTGAAGTCCCGGCTCTCGGCCTCGGCCTTCGCGGCGATGTCCTGGGCGCCCTTGAGGTGCGCTTTCAGCTCGTCTATGAGCCGCGTGATGCGGTCCACGGTGGGTTCTCCTCATTCGTGAGCGAATCGACCTCGGCCGCGAAAGCGGTCAGGTCGGCGCGCAGACGAAGGGAGGCGGGGGCGGGCGGCGCTGGCTGCCCGGTCTTGGCCGTGCGGGGCTCCTCGACCGGGGCGGGCGGTGCTGGCTTGGCCTCGTGCTCGTCGTTGCTGCTGGCAGGTGACGGTTCGGGCGGCTCCCGACCGGAGTCGGGGGCGCGTTCAGGAAGGCGGCGGTCGTGCTTCGCGTCGCCTTGGTCGTCGGTGTCGGTGTCGAGAACGGCCAAGACGCCCTGCACGTCGGCGACTCCGCCGGTGATCTTGTCCAGCGCTCCGCGCAGGGCTTGCTCGTTCTTGGCCGAGAGCACCCGGCCGGCCTTGCGCCCGAGAGCGGCTTCGACGGCCAGGCGCACGGCGTCGGACTCCGCGCGGGAGGCCCCGCGCAGCTCCAAGCGCACGTCGTGGCCGCTCGCGGATTTCACGCTCAGCAGCTCGGTGTCCTGGTTGACCCCGACCAGGGTAGGGCCGACCTCGTAGAGCTTGAGCTTGCGCAGCTCGTAGTACGGAGCCTGGTCCTTCGCCTCGATGAACCCGCCCTCGTCCACGTCGTAGGCGAAGGAGAACTGCGTCACCCGCCGGCCCTTGAGCAGCCGGTACACCTGCGCCGCTGTCGGCTGGTCGATGTCGAGTCGCCCGCGCACCCACAGGCCCTCGTCGCGTTCCTCGGCCTGCTCCACCACCCCGATATGCGCGTCGGGGTCGAACGACATGTGCGACCAGATCACTGGGATCGGGTCTCCGCGGGACTTCCACTCGGCGAGGGTGTCGGCGAACGCGCCCGGCACGATCCGGTCGCCGTAGCTGTCCAGGTCGTAGGTGGCGACGAGGGCGTCGAACACGCCGTCGTCGGTGCCGTCCTGGGTGCCGGCGGCCTTGACCGACAGTGGGCAGGTCTTCACGCGCATGGGTGCGTGCCTCTCCTCAGCCCGTGCAGGGGGCGCGGGCGGTGAATGGCTGGCAGGACAAGGGGTGAGCCCAGGGGTACGCGGATAGGTGTTGCCACTAGGACGCCGTGCCTGCTGATGATCGGCAGGATGAGATGGACCGGACACGATGCGGCGTGTCTAAGCCAGGCCGAATCAGATTTCGCCGATACGCTCACTCAGTCGAGCGCGTTCGGCTTCGTCCGCGTTGCTCGATGCACGACTTCTTTCTTCAGGTGTGCTCTGACACATGTCTTCGGGCGCCCGGAGCATCTGAGGAGAGGAGACCGAGGTGCCGGATCAACCGTCCGAACCAGGTGGCAAGTGGCCGGTGGTTGTCAGGGCCTGCGATGCGTCGCTGACGTGCCTGGTCACGTGGCAGGTGCTTGACGCACTGAGGCCCGTGACAACCGTTGCCACGGGCCTCGTGCTCGCTGTTCGGACAGTTGCGTCTTCGTCTTGCCGGGCGGGGCGCAGCTAGTCCGTGGCGGCCCGCCGGGGGTCTTACAGACCTTCGGCGGGCTTGCCGGTTTTACCAGGTGCGATGCTGCTTCTGTGTGTAGTGCGTTTTGTGGTGCATCGCAATACACGCAGACTACATCCGGCTGTGTCGTTTCGTAACACACACGGACGCGTGTCATGTCATTTTGTGGCACTGGACGGCGCACGTCCTGCCAGATCATCGCAGGGTGCGTCTGCAATGCCGCAGCTCACGGCCTTCTGGATGCGCAGCTTCGCGTCGTGGGCCTGGCGTGTGTTGGTGCAGCCCGCACGCCACGAGAGTGGCGGCTCTAGTCGGCGAACTCGATGTCGATGTCGCAGGTACAGCCGGCGCGCTCGTCCTCGTCTAGGTTGGAGTCCCCGGGCCACATGCCACCGTTGGAGAACCGTTCGTCCAATGGCACGGTCTCGCCGTTCATCCGGGCGTGGCTGGGTCGCGGGTTGGTTGAGCGCACCCGCCACGTCTTGGTGGCTTGGCGGCCGGACTGGCGGGCGACCTCGCTGGTGGCGAACCCGGCGATGCCGGTGGCGTGCGAGCGAGCGAGCTGCGCGGCGCGGGCGGTGGCGTAGGTCAGGAACAACTCGGTGATGGCCTTGACCGGGTCGTCGTCGGCGAGCAGGTCGATCAGCCGGCGTTTGGTAGCGCCGTTGACCGCGCCGGCTGTGCGTTCGGCGTTGGCCGCCAGCCACCCGCTCGCGCGGTCCTGGTCGTAGTCGTCTTCGTCGAGGTCGAGCTGGTCGACGGTGGCCTGCGCGGTGGAGTGCGCGATCTGGAGGTTGACCGCGTACAGGTCGGCCGACAGCTCCCCGTCCCACCGCTGGTCGTCGAACACCTCGCTCAGCGCCGGGTCGGCCTTACGGCGGCCGGCGCGGTGGGCGGCGTTGGCGTCGGTGACGGCCGCGCCAAGCGCGGACACCACGGCCTTGCCTTGGCGTTCGAAGAACGCGGCCAGCATCTTCTCCGCGCGGGTGACGTGCTCGGGCAGCGGCGCGGCTTTGAACCGCGGCCCGCGCCGCTTGGGCGGTGGCGCGGAGTCGACCGGTGACGCCTGTCCGCCGGTCAGGACGTTGAGCGGGGTCACGAGCTCGTCACCGCCGTCGACCTGGGGAAGGTTCTGGCGGGCTCTCGCCTCGTTGCGGGTCATCCACGGGGCGCCGACTGACGCGGAGAGCTGCGCGGCCTGTTCCTCGAACGAGCCGGCGAGCTTCGCGGCCAGGTTGAACTCCAGGTAGGTGCCCGCTGTGTCCGGGAAGTCGGGGGTCAGCTGAAGGTCCAGGTCTTCTTGGATCATCACCAGCCACGGCCCGAGGCAGTCCTGGTAGAGCTGTTTGTGCTGTTCCTTGATGTTGGAGAACGTGGCGTGCTCCAGGATGCCCACCATCGGTAGCGGCACGTGGAACGACGCGGCGACTTCTTCGCGGGTGAGCTTGCGGGCTTCGAGGTACTGCGCCTGTTCGGGGGTGACGGCGGCGGAGGTCCAGGTCATGCCGTCGTCGAGGATGGGGGTGCCGCCGACGTTCGGACCGGCGCCGGAGTATTGGGCCTGCCACTCCGCGCGGAACCGGGCGCGGGCGGCGTCGCTCCATCGGGGCGCTTCGGCGGGGCGGGACAGGTAGCCGGACATGCGGGCGCCGTTGCGCCAGAGTTGTTCGCGGTAGGCGTTGGCCTGCCACTCCTCCCACAGGATCCGGCGCAGGGTCTCGATCGGTGAGCAGCCGGTGCGCGGGTCGGTGGGGTTGTAGCCGTGGAAGCACACCACCTGATCTCTGGGCAGCGTGAGCTTTCCCTTGGAACCACGCACGGTGTAGCCGGAGGGCATGAACGGGTTGTTGCCTTCCGGGGTGACTCGTCGGGGGTCCAGCCGTACCAGCGCGCCGGGGGCGTCGTCGCGGGAGCGGACCTTCGCCCAGTAGGCCACGTCGTAGATGCCCAGGTCGTTGATCAGGGTGTCGAACGTGCGGTAGCGGGTGTGGAGCGGCGTCGGTCGGGCGAGCAGGCGCGCTACGGGGCTGTCGGTCAGTCGTTCCCGGTCGGTGTCGGAGACCCTCCGGTAGTGGTGGATGCCCAGTTGGGCGATGTTGCGCGCCAGGAACGACACCACGGTGCGGACCTGGGGCTGGGTGCGCCATATCTGCGCGTAGTCCTGAGCGCTGCCATCGGGCAGCGTCAGCGCGTACGGGGCTCGGGCGACCGGGCGGTCGGTGGCCGCGAGCCGGCCTTCGGAGACGACGAAGGCCACCGCCTCAGGTCTCCAGCCGTTGTACGAGGAGCACCTGGTCGCGGTCCACGATGGCCTCGCCGTCCATCGCGGTCGGCGTGGTGTGTCCGGGTTCGAGCATCCGGGCGTCGCGCAGCACCAGCAGCCGCCCGCGTCGGCTCCACAGCACCCCTGTGATGGCCTGCCCGCTGTGCAGGTTGACCACCACTCGCTCACGTACCGCGCAGCGGGCGGCGGCCACCTGCTGCACACCCAGCCACACCACGGCGGCCACCGCCACCAAGGCCATGAGCAGGACGGCGACCGGGACGGTGGTGTCGAGGGTGAGCACTCACACCACCTCCAGTCCTTTGTCCTCGTACGCCGAGCGGCGCGGCGGTTGGCGGTGCGTGACCCGATCCACCGCCATGATCGCCGCGACCACGGCGTCGATCTTGTCGGCGGCGTTGCGCTTGTCCGGTTTGACGTTGCCGGCTGGGTCGAGCGCGACGGCGAAGTTGTCCACGTTCCACCGCGCCAGCGGGTTGCCGCCGTGGCGCAGCATCGGCCGCTCGGCGGTGCCTTCCAGCACCAGGCGTTGGAACTCCTTCGTCGGCCCGGACATCGACGCGAAGCCTTGGCGCATGGACACCATCTCCGCGCCGTCGTTGGTCAGGTCATTGACCAGCGGGGTGGCGTTCCACGGGTCGAACGCGATCTCCGTGACCTGGAACGTCTCGCGGTCGCGGTTGATCTGCTCGCGGATGAAGTCGTAGTCGGCCACGTTGCCCGGCGTGGTCGTCAACCAGCCCTGCCGCACCCACACCGACGCCGCTCCGGCGGTGCGCCGGTCCAGCGCCTCGACGTTGGCCTCGGGTGTCCAGGTGCGCCAGAGCAGGTCCATGCCGCCGCGCTCGTCGTCGGGGAACGCCCAGCACAGCGCCAGCAGATCACTCGTGGAGGCCAGGTCCAGCCCGCCGTACGCGGGGCGGCCGGCGAGTCGTTCGGGCATCACCATGCTGGCACTGCGGTCCCACGCGGCGAGGTCGAGGTACTTGGTCTCCTGTTTGGTGCGTATTCCGAGGTGCAGCCGCAGGTAGGCCGCCAGGTCGGCCGGGGACTGCTGTGCCTCCCGCGCGGCCTTGCGCAGGTAGCGCCGGGTCGGCGAGATCCCGAACCCGGGGTTGGCCTTGCGCTGGGTGGCCTCGTCGAACGGGTCGTCGTCGCGGTCGGCGCACCAGACCACCCCGTAGGTGGTGGGGTCGGTCAGCGCGCCCCGCGCAAGTTGCTCGATGCGGGTGCGCTTGCGGTCGTAGATGGTGTGCCGCCGCCCGGAGTCGGCGGTGGTGATGATCAGCACCAGCGGTTGCCGGCGTGACCCGGTGCCCGACTCCAGGGTCTCGACCAGGTCCGGGGTCTTGTGCACGTGCAGCTCGTCGACGATCGCGCTGTGCAGGTTGGCGCCGTGCTGGGCGTCGGCCGCCGAGGAGATCACCCCGATGTAGCTGCCGGACCGGGGGTGAATGACCCGCTTGAGCACGGTCTTGACGTGCGGTTGCAGCGCCGGGGAGTCCTCGGCGAGCTTCTTGATCGGGCCGAACACGAAACCGGCCTGCCCCTCCGAGGTGGCGGCGGTGACCACCTGGGCGCCCGGCTCGTGGTCGGCGCAGCACAGGTACAGCGCGATCCCACCGGCCAGCGTGGACTTGCCGTTCTTGCGCGGCACGTCGACGTAGAGGCTGGTGATGATCCGCACGTAGCCGGCGGCGTCGTCGTCGAAATGCACCCACCCGAACACCGGGGCCAGCACGTAGCCGACCTGCCACGGGTCCGGGATCAGCGGCCGGCCTGCCCATTCGCCCTGTGTGTGGCGCAGCAGCCGAAACGCCTTGAGCACGTGATCCACCCGCTGGGCGTCGAACCGGGCGCCCGGCTCGTTGCGCGGCTCGGGGGTCTTGATCGCTGGTGGGCAGTCGGGCAGGCCGATGTCGCGGTCGAGGAGGTACCAGGCGACCTCCGGGGAGAGCTGGAGCCGGTCCAGCTCGTCGGCGCTCGGCGAGCTATCCGGACCCGGCGAACGGGTTGTCATCGCCGGCGCCCGTTGCTTCGGCGGCCCGGATCGAGCTGCGCGCGCTGGGGGTGAGCCCGAACTCCTGGGCGAAGCGCAGCATGGTGAGCGCGGCGTCGCGCTGGATCTGGAGGGCAGGGTTGCGCACCAGGTTGCCGTGCAGTCCCTTGACCAGCACCCCGGAGCGGGCCAGGACCTCGCAGGCGCGGCGGTGGCTGACCACGGCCTCGCAGTAGCCGCGTAGGCAGTCCGCGTCGGCCGGGAACGCCAGATTCATCGCCTCCAGCTCGGCGACTACCCGCCGCCACACCGCCAGCACGGCCGGGGCGGCGTCCTCGGGCGGGGTCAGGTCGGCTGGGCGCGGTTGGGGTTCGTCGGGGTTGATCCGGTCCAGGTGCCGCTCTCCGTGCAGCAGCTTGAGCGCGGTGGGGCGCGGGGCTGGGCCTCGCTTACCCACCGGCCTCGCCTCGGCCCGCGAGGTGGTGGCGGTGCTCGGCCATCACCGACGCCACGTCGGGGTCGCCCATGCACCAGCAACCGGCCAGCGCGGTGGTGGTGGTCGTGGTGTCGGGTTGGCACACCCCGCGCAGGGAGATGCAGCCGTGCGCGGCGGTGATCACGCATGCGGCCCCCACCGGGTCCAGGGTGTCCTGGATGGTGTGCGCGACCTGGTAGCCGAGGCGTTCCTGCACTTGCAGCCGCGCGGCGAAGTCCCCGAGGACCCGGGCGAGCTTGGACAGCCCCACGATCGGCCGTCCCGGGCCGGGCCGGTAGGCGACTGTGGCGGTGCCGGTGATCGGCAGCAGGTGATGCGCGCAGGTCGACCGCACCCGGATACCGGCGAGGATCACCAGCCCCGCCTCGGGTGGAGCGGTGAAGGTGCGCGCCAGGTGCCGGGCCGGGTCCACTCCGTAGCCGGCGAGCGCGGCCCGCCATGCCGTCGCCACCCGCATCGGGGTGTTCGCGGTGTGCTCGCCCTCGTCCACGCCGAGCGCCAGTAGCAGGTCGGCGACCGCGCCGGCCGCCTTGTCCACGTCCACCCCTCACCGCCCCCTCATGTTGCCCCAGGCCAGAACATGGAGCCGGTGGCTGGCGCTGATCCCGCACCCGGCCGCGGCCGCCGCCACGTCGGGCCAGCGGGCGGCCAGCTCGGCGGCGGTGGCGCCTTGCGGCATCACCCAGGTGCGGCCCGGTGACCAACCGAGCTGGTCGGCGAGCTGCGCCGCGCGCTGCACGTCGGTCGCGTCCTCGACCACGAACTTCAGGTGCACACTCGGCCGCTCGCATCTGGCGAGGTCGCGGTAGAGCGGATGCAGCGTGGGGTCCTGGTGTCCACGGTGCGGTCCGGCGTTGCCCAGCTTCGGCGACACCACGATCAGCTCCGTGTGCTCCAGGGTGACCGGCGCGGGCGCGAGGGTGCCGTTGGTCTCGATGTGCAGCCGCGACCGCGCGAGGCGGCGCAAGAGGTACGCCCAGCCGGAGCGGTCCTGCTGGAGCAGTGGCTCACCGCCGGTCAGCACGACCACGCCGGCCCACCCGGCGCCGGCGCCGAGGACCGCCGCCACCTCCCGGGCGGGGGTCAGGCGCCGCTCGGTGCTCAGGTCGAAGCGGTTCGCGTCCCAGGTGTAGGGGGTGTCGCACCACGAACACGAGAGGTTGCAGCCCGTGAACCGCGCGAACATCGCCGCGCGGCCGGCCGCCGGACCCTCACCCTGGATCGTCGGGCCGAACACCTCCGCGACGGGCAGCAGGTCGTCACCGCCCAGCTCGTCGACCGTGCCCGGCGTGGCGCTGACCTGCCCGGTGCTCACAGGCTGGCCTCCCAGGACGCGGCGGTCTTCGGGGTCTCGCACACCGTGACCTTGAACCGGTCAACCAGCTTCGGAAGCTCCACCACCTGGACGAAGTTGGCGCCCAGCCACATCGCCAGGTTCTCCGCTGTCGGGTTGAACACCGTCAGATCGTTGAGGTGGCGGTGGTCGACCTGTGCGTCAAGCCAGCGACCGAACGGGTCCAGCTTCGCGTAGTCGAAGACGAAGCCCACCGTGTCCACCTTCTGGGCGGCCAGCTCGATCACGACCCGGTAGTTGTGCCCGTGCAGCCGCGCGCATGGATGGTCCTCGGGCAGCCCGTCGAGTCGGTGGCTGGCCGAGAAGTGCCACTGCTTACTGATCGTGAAGCTCACCAGGGTCCTCTCGGGATGCTCGCAGGGTGGCGCCGTACTCGCCGTCTTCGGACACCGTGACCTCCGTGGGGTACAGCCCGGCGTCGAGCAGGTGCCGCCACAGGCTCATGGCGATGTCCTCGCACGAACTCGCACCCCAGTCGCGGGTGTCCGCGCCCCACCAGCGGCGCAGCAGATCGCCCAGGTCGTGGAACTCGACATCGCGGTCGGTGTGGCTGACCGTCACCTCGGCGCGCACCCAGAACAGGTGCCGATGCCGGTCGGCCAGGTACGCACGGCGGTCGGTCGCGGCGGGCCAGTGATGGAAACCGGGCAGGTCGACCGTGGCCCACACCGTGGCGCGAGGGCGCTCGACCGTGACGGCGCCGGTCACCTCGCCGGGCACAGCGGGCCTTCCTTCTCCCGCCGGGGCGGATGCGGCGGGGCGCCCAGCTCGGTCACCCGCTGCTGCATGATCCGCCACACCAGGTTCGTGTGCGTCATGGTGTCGGCGTAGACCTTCGAGGCGGCGAAGCGGTCGTTGTCCGGGTTGTGCCCGACCACGTACTGGAAGCCCGGACCGAGATCACCGAGCCGGCGCAGCGCGCTGGACTCGGTCTTCACCGTCGGGTAGCGCAGCGCGTTGATCCACGTGCTGGAGTCGCACGAGTCCGGCGGGCACGGCAGACACCACTCGCTGGCCGACAGGCCCAGCACATGCACCCACAGATCGGGGTACTGGCGGCGGCGTTCCCACATGGTGTGCAGCAGCCGCACCCGCGCCGGCATCGACGCCTGCACCACGTTGCCGAAGCACACCCGGTCGTGCGTGGCGGCCAGCTCGTCGAAGTAGCCCCAGCCGTCGTTGAGCGGGTGATACACCGGGATCGGGCGCAGCCCCAGCTCGTGCAGCCGAGCCCGGGTGCGGCGCTTGTTGTCCCGCCCGCCCTGGTCCAGCTCGATGTAGCCCCACAGCCGCTCGCCGTAGGTGCCCGCCAGGTGCACGTAGCGGTCGAACAACTCGTCGAACCCGGGGATCTCCTCTGGAGCCAGCGCCAGCGCCTCGTCCATCGTGCAGCCGGTCCGCCGCATGTGGGCGTTGGTCAACGCGAAGATGCCCGAGTCCAGCAACAGCACCAGGCCCTCGTCCAGCATGCGGCACAGGACCCGCTCGCCGGCATCTCCCTCGATGTCGTTGACCGCGATCAGCGTGTGGCGCGGGTAGTGGCGATGCGAGGTGCCCGCCGCGAAGTACACCGGAGCCTCAGATCGGTCGAACCGGCCGCCCTCGGTGGCGATCAGGTGTCCCGATGAGGCCTTACGGCCCTCGCGTCGATGGGACCCATGAAGCGACTCTACGTCGAGCAGCGATGGAGCATCAGTCAGTGGAGCCATGCCATGAGCAACCTCGAAAATCTAAAAAATCCCAATGAGAAGAAGAGGAGCGGGTGGAAACCTGAGAAGCGACCTGGCGGATCTGGCGAAAATCCCGACATCCATGGCATTGCTGACGAGTTTCGCACCCTGAAGGAGATCTCGGAAACGATAGGGTTGCGAACCGAGGACGAGGTAGCGGTCGCAAGCTTTAACGATACCCTGTGCGACCTTCGGAGCCAACTCCAGCGTGCCATTTTATCAGAGGCCGAACAGGAAGTGATCAACTGCAAGCTGAACGAGGAGATCACCAAACTCTGCACGAGAGTGGCAGAGTTAGAACAGCCACGAGCGAAACGACGGCTCGTTGGAGCATCGAAGACAGCGGCTCAAGCCGGCGCCGGCACAGCAATTGCCGCGTGGGTTCTCGGGGATGAGGTGCCGAAGGCGGTCTTGCGGACCCTGTTGGCCGCAACTACGGGATTTGGCGTCGTGTTGCTGGTCGAAGCCGGTTATCACTTGGTGAAGCGACTCGTGGTGGGTGAATCAACGACCGGCAAGCACGAGCGCAGCAACCTTCCAGCTCACCGGCACCGCCTGTCGCCCTGACGTATATATCGAGCAGCACCAGGGCAGAGATGCGGTGCTTATGCTGCCTCCCCGGGTCGGGGTTCCTGTCCGGTGAGATCAGCCCACTTGGTCAACAGCCACCCCGCCAAGTAGAGGTGTGGTTGCACCATCAGCACCGGCTGGTTCTGGGCCTGCTCCGCGAATGGGGCCAGCAGCGTCGGGTACGGCCAGAACAGGTGCTCCGGCCGCAGTTCGGCGGCCCACAACGCGTGTTCGGTGTGCACGTCGGCGACCACCAGCGTGTGCTTGTCCAACATCCATACCTCGCCGTGCGCGGCAGCGATGCGCGGCTCCCCGAGCGTGGCGGCGGCCAGAGCCAGCGCCTCGCCCTTCCCGGGCTGCTCACCTGAGCCGTCCCCGTCCTCGTCGCCGAGGGCCGCGACCAGCTCCTCGAGCGTCGATTCGTCGTAGCCGGTGCCGGTCAGGTCTGGCAGGTCGCCCAGCAACTCGGCCAGCAGGCGGTTGTCATAGTTACCGAGGTCCCCGACGCGGTTGTCCGCCACCACGATCCGCGCGGCCTGGTCGTCATCCACGTCGACCCAGCACACCGCGATGTCATCCCACGCCAGATCACGCGCCGCGATCAACGTGTGGTTTCCCGCCAGCACCTCATACCGCCGGCCGGTGTGGGTGCCTCGGTTGACGACGATCGGCTTGTACTGGCCATTGACGCGCAAGCTGTCCAGCAGCGCGGGCAGCCAGCCCTGCCGAGGGTTGCGGTGATAGGTGCGCAGCCGCGCCACCGCGACCCGCTCGACCGCCAGGTCATGCACCGTCATGGCCGGCACTCGGCGAGCAGCGCGGCCTCCACGACCGGGTCTCGACGCACCTGCCACGCCCGTCGACACAGCTCAAGCCCCCGGCTGCTGGTCGGCGAGCCCAGGCACTGGTCAGCCAACACGACACCGGCCAGGTCGTACGCCCGCGCCGCCGTCGCATCCCGCTGCGCCCGCGCTGAGCGCCCACCGGCCACGAACCCGGCCGCGACCAGCAGGCACACCACAACCGCGCCGCACACGCCCAT